CCATCAGCGCCGGGCCCCAGGCGGGCGCAGTGGCGACGGTGCCTGAGCCGCTTAGCTCGAGGTCAAACCCGCACTGCACATAGCGCGTGCCGACCAGCTGCTCGGAGCCGCCCAGGTAGGGGCGAATGTTGTCGCGGTCGACGTTTTGCGCGTTGAACGGTGTGATGCTCAGGTTGGAAACCAGCAAAGCATTGGCGGCGCCGGTGGGCACCGGGTCAACGCCGTAGGTGACTTCTTGCTTCAGCAGGATGGCGGTGTTGCGGATGAGGCGGTTGGGCATGGGTTACTCCTGGGTTTCTTGAAATGCGGGGTTGACGCTGAGGGCGCCGGTGATGGGGTCGCGCACGTAGTTGCCGCCGGCGGTGGGTTCTGGTGGCGCTACTGACAGCGCCGCCTGGCTGGCAGTGGCTGCGGCCGACGCGGTGATTGCAGGCGTTTGCAAAAGCTCGGATGCGGCAATTTGTTTCATGGGTTTTCCACAGGTTCAGGGGCCGAAATGCTGTTGGCTGGCGAGCGGTGGAACACCTTGACGACCAACACGGCGCAGGCCATGGGGGTTTCTTCGGCGTCAAAATCCCAACCGATGCCGACATCGAGCAGCAGGCCCATGGCGTTGAGGGTGCCGGAGTCGATGCCGGACAGCAGCGCGAATACGTCTTGCAGCAATGGATCGACAGCAGCTGCCGGGTCTTCGCCGGCGCTGCCACGGGCGTAGCACTCGACCTTGAAATCGGTAACCCAGTCTTTAAAGCCAAGCACCAGCTCTTCACCGGTGCTTTGGCCCAGGCGCACGACAATGGCGTGGTTGCGGCCTGCAGGTATGGCGCGCAGACGGTTGGGCCAGATGTTGGGCGCGGCCAGCGCAACGCCGGACAGCGCGCTGACCATTGCATCGGTCAAGGCCTTGAAAATGGTGGTCATGCCACTTTCTCCAGCATCAAGGTGGTCAGCCCAAGGCCATCGGGCTCATGCGCCACGATCTTGTAGGTGTCACCCTTGACAACCACCTGCAGCAAAATGGGGTCTGCGGGCTCTATGAAATAGGTCAGCCAGTCAATCACCACGGGCGGCACCGCGCTGGTTAAAACAACCAGCGTGGGCCGTGAAGATGCCATGCCTGCGCTGCCGACATTGCCCTGCTGGTACGGATCTGCAAAAACGCCGATTGCGTCCAGATTGCTGAGCCGTACGGACTCGCCAAAACGCTGCAACGCGCGAACGTTGCAGTTGTTTTGTGCGATTGCAAAAGACATGGGCTAAAGACTGGAGTTGCTGCAGCCAGAACTAGCTGGGCATGCTGTTGAGCACGACCTGCACCGTGGTGACGGCAGCGGCAGCGGCCACATGCGCGTAACCAGCCAGCGTGTTGGAGCCGACTGTGGTGGTCATGCGGCTGTTGCCGGTGTCCCAGTACAGCAGGGCGCCCTGGGCAACCACGTCGGTGGAGAGCTTGTTGACCTCAAACACACCGGCCATTTGCACGGAGCCCGTGGCACCGCTGGCGATGTCGGCCAGCGCAACGCCGACCTTGGTGCCGATGACAACAACGGCGCCGGACAAAATGGCCGAGCCGGCGACAAAGTCCATGACTTTGCCGCTGGATCTGAATCTGGTGGTCATTTTCGTTTCCTTGAATGAATGAATGAATAATTGAAAGGAACCGGCCGGAGCCGGTTACGAGCTGGCGGGTTTATGCGCCTGCGTTTCGGACGGCGCCACGGTAGTCAACAGCGGCAACGCCGTAGTCCAGGCGAACCTTCCACTGCGCACCGTCAACGCTGAAGCCTTGCTGCAAGTCAAGGAACGGAGTCTGATTGCCGTCCAGGAAGGCGACTTCTACCGTCGGGCAGATGTCTTTGTCGGCCAGCAGATACCAGGCGGTGCCCGTCAGGCGCGGGGTGTCGATGACTTCTTGCACCAGGCCGCGAACCATGTTGGGGCGCTGCAGCTTGTTGGCAGAGTCGGGGTCGTACTGGGAGTCGTTGACAACGCGGGCCGTGCCGCCCAAGGCAGTGGGGCCGAGCCAGATGGCGGGGCGCAGATCAAGAAAATCGTTGCCACCGACATTGGTTTGCAGGGCCATCAGGGAGCGGGCTTCGTCAAACGAAGCCACCGAGCTGACGGCTGCCGTGCCCAGGTTCTTACGGGACGCGTGGAACAGGGCCACGCCGTCCTGCGACAGGGCCGCATTGGCCACCAGCGCAGCGATGGCGTCAGCCTCAACCGAGCGGGCGGCTGCCTGGCCCAGGTCGCTGGCGATGCCAAGGAATGCATCGAGGTCGTCATTGATAACTGCAACGCGGGTCAGGCTGACCAGGTTGCCCTTGGTGATGGCGGAAATAGATGCGCGCTCGCCGTCAGGGATGGCCTTGGTCTTGAACTCGCCAGCTTCGTTAACGGTGTCAAGGTTGCCGAAGCTGCCGCGCCGATAGCGCCGGTGCAGGCGGAAGTCGCTGACGGTGCCGGTCTTGGCCCAACGGCTCCAGGTGAACGGCTGCAGCGCATAGGCGGCCTGCAGGGTCTTGTTCATGACGTTTTCAAGCAGGATGGGGAAGTCGCTGGAGCTTTGGGTAAACGACATGCCCACAATGCCCATCTTGTCCTGGCCGTCGAACTTGACGCCACCGCGCTGCAAGCTGGCTTTGGCCATGTCCACCAAGGTATGGCCACGGAACGGGTTAGACGAGTCGGCCAAGATCCGTTTGCCGTCGCTACCCATCACACCAGCGCGAGCCAAAATGGCTGTAATGCTGGCGTTGCGGATCTTGTCGGCCTCTGCTTCTACGGTAATCACACGGCCGCCAGCAACGGGCGTGGCGTCTTTGCCAACGTGTGCAAGGATCTGCAGGCCGGCGGCTTCGGGCGTGAGGCTGTCGGTGTTGCAAAGCGTTTCAACCAGTTGCGCAATGCCGGCCAATGCCATGAAAGGCAATGCGCTGGCGCGGATGGTGCTGGTGCGCAGGCGTTCGGCGGCCAAAATGGCGGTGCGGGCTGCCTCTGTGGGCTGGGCTGCAGCCAGTGGCGTGGCTGGTGGCTGGCTGGTGCCGGTGCCGGTGCCGGTGCCGGTGCCGCTGATGATGGTGCCTTCGGGGCCGGCTGGGGCCATGAGCCGCGCAGCAGCCAGGGCAATAAGTGCAAGTCGTTTCATTTCGTCTTCCTGGGTTGGCGTGGCTTGAGCCACAGGGGATGCAGCAGATGCTGCGCTGGAGTCAACGCCACCTGCCTGCAGCCAGGCTGCAGGCACATTGCGGTAACGGGCTGAGATACCAAAATCACGCTGTGCGCTGGCCATGGCGGCGGGCGGTACGGCGTCTGAGATGGCATCAATAAACTTTTCGGCCAGGGCTTCTTCAGCCGTGTAGTAGTGGTCTTTGCCGTCCATCAGCAGGGCCAGCATTTCTGGCTGTGGGCGGCCGGTGGCGCTGGCGTAGCTGGTGGACATGCCGGCTGCCCAAGCATCCAGCTGGTCGGCCATGTCGCGCAGCTCTACTGCATTGCCGCCGGTGTAAGCCCAGGGTGCGTGCACCATGAACATGGCATTGGCGGCCATGCGGCGGGTGTCGCCGGCCTGGGCAATGAGGGTGGCAATCGAGAAAGCTACGCCGTCAATTTCTGTGGTGACCGTGGCCTTGTGGCGCTTGATGGCGTTGTAAATGGCCAGCCCATCAGGGACGCTGCCGCCGATGCTGTTGATGCGGATGGTCATCTGCTCGACATCGAGCGCATTGATGTCTGCAATGAAGGACTTGGCCGATACGGTTTCTTGCCAATAGCTTTCACCGATGTCGCCGTAGATCCAGACTTCAGCGGCAGCCAGCGCGCCAATCACAGCGGCTGCCATGGCGGTGTTGCGTCGTATGCTGTACCAGGCTGCTTTGGTTTTCATGTGGGGTCTTTTGTGCAATTTGCGTTGCGAAGGCCCCAAGTGTTGAGCGGTGAGCTTCTTGTTTTTAAGTAAAAAACAAGACTGATTGCACGTATCTAGTTGGCTGCGGCAGCGGCGGCGGCTGCCGCAGCAGCGCCGTCGTCCAGTGGGGCGCCGCCGTCAGTCGGTGCGGTGGTGGCGCCATTGGCGGCGTTGCTGGTGAAAATCAGGCCCTTGTCCTTGGTTTCCTTGCGCCACTGGCCAACCTGCTCCAAAAAGTCACGCGGGTTGACGCCACGCTTGCGCAGTATCTCGATCTCGCTGGCAAAGCCGGCCCTGGACAGCATGACCCAGGCGTTGGCTTCTTTGAGCGGGTCAATCCACGGCATGGCCTGCGCAGTAAACAGGGCGTCGTCTTGCGTGCCGGGCATAACGTCGCGCGGGGTGCGCAGCACGCCAGACAAATTAGCCACCCGGACCAGCGTTTCATAAGTTGGCTGGACGGACTGGCCGGTAAAGTCGTCGGCCAGTGTGGCGTAGTTGATCCACTGCTCGACCAACTCCTGGCGCTGTGAGCTGAATGTGCCGTCATAGCTTTTGCTGATGCTGGAGTAACTGGCGCCTATGCCGGCGGCTGCTGCCCGTAGCTGGCCTTGGCGAAACGTGACCACGTTGGGGTTCGGGCGCTTGCTGTCGATCAGGCCGATTTCTTCACCGGGTGCCAGGCCGTCAATGATCATGCCGGGCGACAGGTTCAGGTTGCGGCCCAGCGCCTTGCCGGTGACGGGGTCTTTTTCAATGTCTTCCGGGTCATAGCCTTCAGGGCCACCGGCGCGCTTGACGTAGGCGGTCAGCATGGCGGCTACCTTGGCGGCGATGCGCTCGCTTTCTTCGTAGTCTTTGATGTCTTCAAGGCGGGCAATGATGCTGGCAAACTCACTGATGCCGCGCGCCTGGCCGATGTGGTCAAGAAATGCAATGTGGCGCACGCGGGCGGCGTCGATGCGCTTGAGGTCATTGCGGTTCAAGCCGAGCGGCGTCAGGGTTTCAAGCGGGTTGCCCTTGTACACCCAGTAAGCGCCGGGTGCCCCCCAGGCGTTGCGCTCAATGCCTTGGACTATGGTTGTGCCTTCGTTGTACTCCATCGGTACAAAGTCGGCCTCAAAAAGCTCGATGCTGTACGGCACGCTGGTGCTGTGGATCAGGCCGGGTACGGTGCCGATCAGGTCTTGCTGGAACACTTCGCCATCACGTATCCAGGCCTTGCAGGCCATGCGCTGGGTTTTGGAATAGGTGAATCGGCGCGTGACTTCAGGCCTGCGCACCCAGTCGCGCAGCAATGTGCGCAAGTCGGCTGCGTGCTCTTGATGGATGGTGCCGTCCAGGCGGCGCGGTTGCGGCTCGATGGCGATGCCGTTGGGGCCGATGATGTTGTTGACCATGGTGCGGGTGATGCCGCGTGCAATGTCGTTGTTGCGGTCCATGTGGCGGGACTGCGCACGAATGGCGACTGCGCCCTGGCTGACGATGGCGTTAGGCCCGAGCCGGTCTGAGTAAAACTTGCGCATGCGGCCGGCGCTGCTCGACTCATGCGCGCGGGCCTTGACCTTGACATCGGAATAGGCGTTAAAGGCATGGCGTTTGGCCAGGCGCTCGATGCCCCGGCTGGGATCGAGCCAGGCCAGCGCGCGGTCAATGATGTTGAGTGACGCGCCCAGGGTGGTGGTGTCGGGTTTAAGGACTTCGCTCATAACTGTTTACTCCCGGCTTGACTGGTTGCCGAAATTGGCGCTGCTGAAGGTCATGCCGGCAAAGGTAGGCCGGCCGGACGCCTTGGCCGACAGGCGGGCGACTTCGCCGCGCCAGAAGACCAGCGACTTGCGGATGGTTGTTAGATCCTGCTGC